ATTTGCTATGTCAGTAGCAGAGATAAATGATGTACTTCAAGTTGTGCTTTTAGTTATGACAATAGTTTATACAGGATTTAAAATTTTAGAATTAATAGATAAAAGAAAATAGTTATGGTAAGAATTTTTAGATGGTTAGCAAATAAATGCGAAATAATAAACCACAAAGTAAGTACTTGGTGGAATGCTTGGTTGAAAAAAATTAAAATGTAATAATGACTTCTATTAGTGAAAATATTTCATACAAAGAAGCAATAAAATCAAATACAGCTTTACGATTAGATATAGATAATACTCCAGATGACTACGAAATCAGCAACATGATTAGTCTAGCCAGAAACATATTTGAACCTTTAAGAGAATATGTAAATGGACCTATTAAAATAAACAGTTTCTTTAGAAGTAAAGCATTAAATTCAGCAATAGGAGGCAGTTCAAAATCTCAACATTGCGAAGGTAGAGCAGTTGATGTTGATGATATATATGGTTATGCAACAAATGCAGAAATGTATAACTACATAAAAGATAACCTAAATTTTGACCAATTAATTTGGGAGTTCGGAGATGATAATAATCCAGCATGGGTTCATGTATCTTATATTAGTGAAAGAGAAAACAGAGGAAGATGTTTAAAGGCATACAAAAAAAATGGCAAAACTCACTATTCTCAATTATAATAAAATTAAGAATACAAAAGACACTTAGAAGGATTATATTAAATGGTTATAAACAAGCTGCTGGTAAAAAAACAAAAAAGATTAAATGGGTAAAGAAAAAAAGAAGTTTGGACAAACAAAAGTAGGGCAATTTTTAGCAAGTAGTGGTTTAGTAAATAATCTACTAGATGTAGTTCCAGATAAAGGAGTTCTAGGTATTGTAAAAAATATACTTAAAAAAGATGATACATTACCTCCAGTTGATAAAGACCAAGCTCTAAAACTTTTAGAGATGGATATGGCAGAGATGGAGGCTGTTACTAGAAGATGGGAGGCAGATGCTAAATCTGGAAGTTTTTTAAGCCAAAATGTAAGACCTATGGCATTAATATTCTTAACATTAGTCTATTCTACTGGTTTCTTTTTAAAATATGATTTATCAATTTTAAATCAGTTGTTAATGCTTACCTATGGTGCATATTTTGGTGGAAGAAGTTTTGAGAAAACAAGAAAGTAACAACTAAATATCTTCTTCTTATTATATAAGTATAAATATTATATAAGTATTAATACTATAATAGTACTATTATTATATGTATAATACAATATAATACTATATTATAATAAATTTTGTTAAAAAAGTTTGGTGGTTTGTTAAAAAGTTTGTAATATTGTCATTATTATATAACTAAAACCTAGAAAACCTAGAAACAAATAAAGTTAAACAAGGAAAAATCCAAAGAAACTATTACAGCATTTGTAGTTGTGGAATGGTAAAACACTTAACTAGAGATAATGGAAAAAATCATCTAGAGCTTTTTCAAAAAGCAGTCAAAGGTAATATTCAAAGATTAACCTTAGATCAGAACTCTCATTTATATTTAAATGAAGATGGGATTAATTTAGACCTACCAAGAAACTTACATGCTACTGCATTAGTAGAGTATTTTTATCAAGGTACTAGACAAGCCTTTCCTGATGGTTGGGCCTTAGGTACTATGATAGTATGTTTTGAGGAATTTTCTAAGCCTGATATTTTGTTAAGATCAAAGTCAGGGTATAAGAATAATGTGGAGCTATTAAGAAGTCTGTCTAATTAAACTAAATATAGTTTAGATAAAACCTAGAAAACATGAAACTAAAAGAAAGTGATGATGAGCAATATATTGAAAACACTATATTCAATATAAAATATATCATAAGAGATATATTAAAATATAGTCAGTTGATAAAAATAAGAGAATTTTTAAATGAAGTTATTGATGAGAAAGTCAGTAGTGGATATACTGAAGATTAAATGATGTTGATAGGCATCCAACATAAACTGTGATGCTTGATCTTTACAAAGTGAGACTAGGAGTTATGAACCTAAAATCAATATCACAAAAGCAGGGTTAAGATCTACCTGCTTTTTTTTTGTACCTTAGTGAAATGCCAAGAAAAGTTAAAAGAAAAACATTAGTAAGAAAGTTAGATAAGATATTCTCAGAATATATTAGAGAAAGAGATACTGATAAAAGGGGTTATGGTAAATGTTGCACTTCAGGAAAAACAATTCATAAAAGTAAAGGCCATGCAGGACATTTTATTAGCAGGAGGTTTATGTGTACTAGATGGGATCCTGAGAATGTACACTTACAATCAGCATATGATAATACATTTTTAGCAGGGAGACAATATGAATATGCATTATTTTTAAATAAAAAATATCATGCAGATAAAGCTAGTGAACTATTAATAAAATCAAGGGAGACATGTAAATTTTCAATAGATGATCTTCAGGAAAAGATAAAACTTTTTAAAACTTTATTGGAAAAACTATAATATATTATAAATAAATTAGTATATTAGCTGTATAGAAAAACACAATGAGTATATTTTTTAATAATAAAGGTGAAGAACCTACAGCAAAAGACAGCTTAATCAAAGACTATAAAGATAGATTTGATAATCTGCATAAACTCTACAAAGAAATGTATTCTGAATGTAGAGGACTACTTAGAGAAAATACTGGACATAAGATCAGAATAGCTGAACTTGAAGCTAAAGTTGAAGCTCTAAATAGCATTTTTCAAAAATGGAAAAAGCAAACAGATGACTTAAAAAAAAACCTTAATCCTAAAATAATTTATGATGGCATCCAAGAATATCAAAACTAGCAAGATAAAATTTGTTGAAGATTATGACAAAGATGATAAAGATAGTACATGGTCTAATGGAGATCATACCTATCTAAAATACAAACTTCATTTAGAAAATGGAGAGAAACCTGAGTTCCTTGCAAAAAAGCAAGAGACAATAGATTCATATAAAATAGGTGATGAAGTAAAATACTCTTATAAAAAAGAGGGACAAATATTTGCAAAAATAGAAAAAGAATTTAACCAAAAAAGTAATAATACAATGGCAAGTAATAACACAAATAATACAGCATCATCTAATGGTGCTATGTCTCAACAAGAATCTATAGCTAGATCTGTTGGGTGGAATAATGTTGTAGCATTAGTATGTTCAGCAGAGTTTCAGAAACACTCTGATCTTTCAGAAGTCAAATTTGATAAAAGTGGAGCTATGACTGGGCCAGTATTTTCTGATAAACAGAAATTTATGCTGAACCAATGTGCCTCTGCTGCTAATATAATTTTTAAAGAATTAATAACTAAACCTAATTAACATGGTAACAGAAGGAAAACCTGATTTTGTAGGAGGTGTATATTTAGATGAATCTCCTAAAGATTTTGTAATAGTAAAAATGAGGATGCATGTAGATAGATTTTTACAGCATCTAGAAAATCCACATGTAAAATCCTTTGTTAAAAAAAATAATGGATATTTATCTATGGATGTATTAAAAAGTAAGAATGGAAAGTTGTATATTCCACATAGTGAATTTACACCTGAAAAAAAAGTAACAACTACAGAACATAATCCTGACAGAGATTTGGATGAAGTTCCATTTTAGAAAAGAATGATACTAGAGATTAAAGACCAACTTAATCAAATACACAAAATCAGAAATGGTGAGATTAAGGAAGGTCTAGCTCTAGGCATTAAATCATTTGATACATACTTCAGATTTAAAAAAGGTACATTTAATATATTTTTAGGACATAGTAATGTTGGTAAAACACACTCTGTCCTATTTTTTATGTTCCTATATGCACTTAAACATGATCTAAAGTTTTTGATATATACTGGTGAGAATGAACCATATTCTATTTTAAGAAAACTACTAGAATATAAAGAGGGTATACCCATTAACAAAATTGATGAGGGAAAGTTGAAAGAAGGAAGTAAATGGGTAGACCTTCATTTTAAATTTATAAGTATAGATGAACAGTATACTTACACAAAACTATTAGATCTAGGAACACAAATAAAAAAGAGTTGGGATTATCAAGGATTCTTTATTGATCCATATAACTCATTAGAAAAGGATAGAGATATGGCTAGATCTTTAGGTATGCATGAGCATGATTATAAGGCTTGTTCAGATATGAGAATGTTTTGTCATAAGACTGGAGTTGCATTATGGTTATCAGTACATGCAGTTACAGAAAGCCTAAGAAGATTACATGGATCTCAGCATGATTATGCAGGACATCCAGTTCCTCCTATGATGTCAGATTGTGAAGGAGGGGGTAAGTTTGGAAATAGATGTGATAATTTTATGGTTGTTCATAGGTATATACAGCATAACCTAGACTGGATGGTTACACATTTACATGTTAGGAAAGTTAAAGATACTGATACTGGTATGATGCCTACAACATTAGATTCACCAGTTAAGATTAGAAGTTTAATTAATAATGTTGGCTTTAGTATAGATGGAGAGGATATGAAGGAGTTGATGAATGATGAAGATACTGGAGAAGGCATACAAAAAACATAAGACTTGGGTAAATATCTGTAAGAGCTTTGGCCTAGATAAACAGACAAGTGAAGATATAGTAATGGAGATGTATTTAAAGTTACATGACATAACACAAAAGGGAACAGATATAACCTATGGGAAAGATGATATAAATTACTATTATATTTTCAAGATACTTTACACAATGTTTTTACAACTTAAAAAGAAACAAAGCAGGATAAGATTTATAGATGAAGAAAACTTAATACATATTGAGGGATCAGAACCAGTAGAATTTAAAAGATTAGAAAAAGAGTTTAATGAAGAATTTGAAAAGCTACATTGGTATGATCAGAAGGTTTTTGAAATAATTGCTTCAGGAACTAAGATAAGTGAGTTAAGTAGAAATACAACAATAACATATATTAGTTTATATAACACTTACAGAAATGTAAAAAAACATTTAAAGAAAAAGTTAGGATTATGAAAATCTCAAAAGGCATAAGAAGATACTTTATAAATGGATATAGAATGGCAAATGGAGTTAAAAGAAAAAAAGAAATGAAGTTGGGAAACTTAGTAGAAAAGATAATAAATAAAATAACCTTTGGTTATGGAAAAAGAATAGCAAAAGCTATAGCATCTATATTTGGATATAAAGATTGTGGATGTGATAAGAGGAAAGATAAGTTGAACAAATATATATTTACAAAAGATGGGATTAAAAAGTTATAAGAATTTACTTAAAAAGAAATTAAACAAAGAAGATTATAAGGCATGGACAGATTTCTTAGAATTCATCAAGAATGGATTTACTGAGAATGATTTAGAGATAGTGTTTAAATTACATGCAAAGTATTTTGAACATGTTTACCTTGTTCCTTGTAGTTGTGGTGGTGCTAAAAAGATGGAAACAATAAACAGATGGATAGCAGATATTAACAAACTATATAAAAATGGTATATCATCCTAAGAGTTATCAGAATAAAGAGAACTGGAAAAAGGGAGAGGCATCAGAAAAAAGATTTAAAGAATATATGGATAAGATAGGAATAGGAGCAGAGAAAACAACAGAGGAGACTGATAGGTTTGATCATATAGACTTTATTGTAGGAGATAATACACCAGTAGATCTGAAGGGAGATAAGAATACTGATGCAGTATGGTTAGAAAAAACAAATGTGTTTGGTGGTAAAGGATCATTGTTAGGAAAAGCTAAGTTTATTGTTATAGAATATTTAGACATTAGTGCTTATGTATTTTATAATAGACTTAAATTAGTTGAATATATAAAACAGTTTACAAGCAAATGTAAAAACAAGTCTGATTACCATTGTTTGTATACTAGGAAAGGCAACAAAGATGTAATAATTAAAGTTAAAGAATCAGACATTAAAAATTATGAAAGATTTAGATTTTACTATTAGTGTACCACAAAAAGATATAGATAGAGAATTGGTTGGCAAAAAGCTAGACAATTTAAAAGATCTACAGTTCTTGGTTAATTCTGAGACAGTAAATAGCATGTTAGCTATTTGGAAGGAGAAAGATCCTTCTAATGATAAGCTGAAGGAGTTTACAGATGCTGTAATAGGAATACAGTTTTATGTTAATGAGCTTCAGAATGAGAGACATCTTTTGATGTTGAGTATGGATGAATATAAGGCAGATAAATTAAGAGCAGTTGATAGAGCTAGAAGGGCTGAATCCAAATTGGAAGGCAAAAAAAATTGAGTTAGGAGTAGAGGTTGAGTTTGAACCTGATACAATATATGTAGGAGCTGAGATAGATATAGAGAATTTATTTATAGATCAGCTTAACCTTATATGGTTAGATTATGAGGCAATACCAAACATGTATGAAGAAGTATTAATAACATTTCAGAACATGGAATTATTAGGTAGGATTATAGGAAAATTCTACCATGTAGATAGAGATAGATTACACATAACAGTAACATTAAAATTACAAGAATGAAAATAACACTATTAGATGGGAAATCTTATGAAAGAGATGACCTAATTAAAAAAGCAGATGATGATGATTTTTACTATAGCTACTTACAAAAGTATGCCTTTAGTTCAACAACTATTAAGCATTTATTATCATCACCAAAAACATATAAGCACATAATGGATTATGGCCAATCAGAAAGTCAGCCATTAAGGGATGGTTCTCTATTCCATGCTGTAGTTCTAGAACCTCATAAATTTGAAGCTCTCCACTTTGTTGATGTACAGAGTAAGAACACAAAGAAATATAAAGATGCAGTTAAAGAACATGGTAGGGTATATACTATGAAAGAAAAAAGAGATGCAGAAAGGTTGGCTGATGCTCTACTTAGAAATGAAATGGTGTTGGAGAAAATGTCTGATTCAGAATTTGAAGTAGCAGAAATTGGAGAGATTGATGGGTTTCCATTTAGAGCAAAAGCTGACATATTAACTAATGGATCATCTATGTATGATCTTAAAAGTACAAGTTCACTTTCAGGTTGGAAGTATTCAGCAGATAAATATGGATATGATGTTCAGGCTTTTATATATTGTCAATTATTTGATATATTACCAAGTAAGATGGGATTCATAGTTATAGATAAAGGATCACTTGATATAGGATATGCACAAGTAACAGATCAGTTTTATGAGAGGGGTATGATGAAAGTTAAAACAGCATTAAGAACATATGAGGAATGGTTTATGCAGGAAACAGATTTAGATCAATATTACATAAACATAGAATTATGAAAAAAAGGTACATTAAAAAATCAGATTTAGAATACTATTTCAGAGAAACCAAAAAGGATAGAGAGTTTCAAAAAAGAATAAAGAAATATATTTGTTATGGATTACCAATAGGTACATTTGCAGCAATACTAATAATCAATTTTTTGTTTTGGGTATTTACTGGTAAAGTAGGATAGGATAATTATGAAAGATGGGTGGTGCAGAAAAGAGATGTTGCAGGTGCAACAAGGTAAAGGATATTAGTAATTTCCATATCAAGTCAGATAGTAAAGATGGCTATGATGGAAGATGTAAGGATTGTAAAAGAAAATACAATAATAAATGGAGATCAGAGAATCTAGAGAAAGCTAGAGAGTATGATAGGAGATATGTCAGGAATCAAAGAAAGGATCCAGTTAAAAGGATGTTTAAAAACTATATTAGCAGGGCCTCTAAATGTAAAATAAAGAATAACCTAAATATAACAAAGAGCTATCAGACTATTCTAGGATGTTCTATTAAGTATTTAGGAGAGTTTATAGAGGGCAAGTTTGAAGGTGAAATGAACTGGGGTAATTATGGAGTATACTGGGAGCTTGATCATGAAATTGAATTATTTAGAGTAAGAGATGAGCAGGACTTTGAATTAATTAACCATTTTAGTAATTTAAGGCCATTAGAAAAGAACAAAAATAGAATGAGAATATATGAGTAGAAAAGATTATCCAGTTTGGACTGGAGTTATTAAGTATTTTCCTGATGCTTTAATGGAAGTATCAAAAGTGAGCAGGATTGGAAATGAACAACACCATAAAGGTAAACCTATACATTGGGATAAAACCAAAAGTACAGATAACCTAGATGCTCTAACTAGGCACCTATTACAAGCAGAGGAAATAGATGATGATGGAGTATCACATTTAGCTAAAGTAGCATGGAGAGCTTTAGCAGCATTACAAATTAAATTAGAGAAAGATGATAAGAACAAAGGGTAGGATAAGAAATCTGATAGAAGAAATACAAGCATTATCAGGAGTAGAAATATTTGAGAATACAAGAAGAAGGGAAACAGTAGAAATAAGAGCTTTACTATATACAGTATTAAAAAAGTTCTATAGGTTTAACCTAAGAGAGATTATGGAGATAGGTCAGGAGTATGGTTACTATATAACTCATGCAAGTGTAATACATAGCTTAAAATCATTTGAAATATATAAACAGTACAATAAGAATCTAGAAGAATGGTATTGTGCTATAATAATTGATCTAGAAGAAGATGTAGCTGCATCAAGAATTGACTTTATCAAACCTAAATTAAAGTATCTTTCAGAAGAAGATCTATTAAAGTTATCAACAATTGTAAAAGAAATGTATGAAGAATCTATTATACAAATGAGCAAGGAAGGTTTACAAACTTGACAAAAAAATGACAAAAAAGGGATTTATCATATTTTTCTTACTATTATTTTCTTCTTGTTATACAATCAAGAGTTCAATAATACATAAGTTAGATGAGACATTACCTAGATCAAAATATACAAAAGAGAGAATACAGAAGATAAAAGATTCATTAAATAAAGGATGGCAAAAGATAGATCAAAGTTTTTAGAAGTGTTTGCAAGTAAGATGGGAAATGTGAGTAAAGCATGTAAAGCTGCTCAGATCTCTAGACAGACTTATTATGATTGGATGAAGGATGAAGATTTTGCAGGAAAGGTAGATGAAGTTAAAGAGGGCCTATTAGACTTTGCAGAACATCAATTACTAGCTAACATTAAAAGTGGTAGGACTGCTGAGATATTATTTTATCTTAAAACTAAAGGTAAGTCTAGAGGATATATAGAGAGACAAGAGATTAGTGAGATAGGTGATAAGATGTTTGAAGTTAAGATTCTAAAAGATGAAACAGATACAGACTAATGTTGTATTTGAAGTATTAGAAAAGAACACATCTAAAATAGTAGCACTTCAGGGTTCTTCAAGATCAGGAAAAACATACAATACTTTACTTTGGATAATATTCAGTTATTGTCATAAGAATACTGGAAAGGTTGTCAGTATCTGTAGGAGAACACTACCATCACTCAAAAGCTCCACCATTAGGGACTTTCTTGAAATACTTAAACAGAATGAGCTGTACTCAGAGATATACCACAACAAGACTTCTAATGAGTATTGGCTTAATGGAAACCTTATAGAGTTCTTTAGCTTAGATATGGGATCTAGAGTTAGAGGAAGAAAGAGAGATCTCCTATTTATTAATGAGGCCAATGAGATTGATTATGATGCATGGTCTCAGCTATTATTTAGAACAGATGGTAGGATCATAATAGATTACAATCCACATGATCAGTTCCATTGGATATATGACAAGGTGTTAGAGAGGCCTGATTGTGAGCTTCACATTTCTACATTTATGCAGAATCCATTTATATCAGATACACTAAGAGAAGAACTACTGAGATTAAAAGATACAGATCCTGAATACTGGAGAGTATATGGATTAGGTTTAAGAGGCCAAAACAGATCTCTAATATTCAAGTTTCATGTTTGTAATGAAGTTCCTGAAACAGCTAGATTCATTTCATATGGTTTAGACTTTGGTTATGCATCTGATCCATCAGCTATGTGTGCAACTTATATAGAAGGAGATAATATGTATGTGAAAGAGATACTATATGAGAAGGGCCTAACAAATCAGGACTTAGCTAGAAAGTTTGAAGCACTAGGATTAGATAAAAGAGATGAAGTATTTGCAGATTCAAGTGAACCTAAAAGTATAGAGGAGATACATAGAATGGGATGGAATGTAAAAGGTAAAAAGAAGTATGAGATCAATTATGGAATAGACATGATCAGAAGATATAAACTACATGTAACAAAAGATAGTGTAAATGCAATAAGAGAATTAGAGAGCTATAAATACATAGAAGATAGAAATGGGAATCCAACTAATAAGCCTCTTGATTTGAATAATCACTTCTGTGATAGTCTTAGATATTCTGTAGTTCACAAACTATCATATCCTAATTATGGAAGATATGCTATAAAATAAAAGATCAGGAGAGTACTTGTTATATCCACTATTTCACCTCCTGACCTTAAACATAAAACTAATCAATATGAAAAAACACTACATTGAATCTACAAGGGCCATTAGGATCACTAATCCTAAAGCTGAGATCCAAAGTAATACTGTTATTAACCACAAAGGTAGGTTAAAATATTGTTCTAGTTCTTTTAGTTCTTTTATTAAATCTTTCATATAAAGTTATTGTATTCACAATTTATTAAAATGTTTGTATCTGATATATGTTCATCAAACAGATCTCTCATTGTATATCCTTTCCATGTTTCTTCAGGATATTCATAATTCCAATATTTACCTAACACAGTTAGTAAACCTTCAGAACTTCTAAATCCTGCATTAAGATCTACACAGTCTGAAAAGGATTGCTCACAATGTTCAAAGCCTTTCCTAGTAAAAGAACCAATGCCTGATTGTATTAATTCTCTGTTTGATCTAAACTTAGGTATACCTACTATAGGAATACCATAAGTATTTTCTAAATCTAGTTTTGAATCATAATATTTAGTCCAATCTAATTTCCAAGCATTGTTGGGATTAGAATGTTTACCTGACCTTTTAATTAGGTTTGGTAATTCTGAATAAGGGAAACATTTTAAAGTTACAGTTTCACCTGACCAGTTTGTATATGTAAAGATTACTACTTCTTTATCATCTGTTAAAGTTATTTTTGTGTTTTTCATATTGTAAATATAATACATTATTATAAAACCACCAAATTCTGTTAAAACTTTTTTTTAAAACTTTTATAATAAAGTATTATATAAATATGGAGATAGCAGTAAATATACCTGAAAACCTTAGAGAAGTAACTCTAGGGCAATATCAGAAATACTTGAAAATGGAGAAGGGAACTGAGGATGATATATTCATAGCTCAGAAAATGATAGAGATCTTTTGTGGAACTAAGCTAGATTATGTTATGAAAATGAGATGGAGAGATGTTCAGGAAATAACACAGGATCTAGTTTCCATGTTTGAGGAAGATCAGAAACTACAAAAACAGTTCTCAATGAATGGAACTATATATGGATTCATACCAAACCTAGATGAAATATCATTTGGAGAATTTGTAGATCTAGATACTTACTTATCAGACTGGGATGAAATGCACAAAGCTATGCAGGTTCTATATAGGCCTATTGATATAAGTGTAAGAGGTAAATATAGAATAAAAGAATATAATGCTATTGTTGATGATACTATGAAAGAGATGCCATTAGCATATGCACTAGGTGCTGTTTTTTTTTTATTGAATTTAGGAAAAGAATTATCAGCAACTATGATGGACTATTTACAGAGGGGAGTTCTGAAGGAGCATATACCTCTGAAGGAGGGTTTAATAAAAAATGGGGTTGGTATACATCATTTTACAAAGCAGCTCAAGGGGATGTTACAAGATTTGAAAATATCTCAGAACTTAGGCTTCACAAGGTAATGATGTATTTAGAGTTTGAAACAGAAAGAACAACATTAGAAAATCAAAGAATAAAAAGAAAGTATGGGAGTAGGTAAAACACAAAGAGGATTCTATTTAGTAGTTGAAGCTATTAAAGATGAGCTTATGAATAATCCAAGTATTAAATCAGTAACATTTGGAGACATGTCAGAAATAGATTTGCAAAAGCAGACTATATTTCCATTAGCTCACATCATAATAGACAATGTAGCAAATGTAGGTAAGACTATGCAATTCTCATTTACAGTATTAACTATGGAGCAAGTTGATAGCTCCAAGACATATGTTAATGACATATTCTTAGGAAATGATAACACTCATGATATTCTTAATACACAATTAACAGTATCTAACAGGTTAGTTACAAGACTTAGGGAAGGTCAAATGTATGCTGATGGCTATCAGCTTGTGGGTGATGCTAGTAGTGAACCATTCTTTGATAGATTTGAGAATGTGTTAGCAGGATGGGCCACAACATTTACACTTGAAATATTTAATGATCTAGATTATTGCTAATGAAGTATAAAGAAACAGTTAAAGTGTTAGATGACTTTGCAAGAGAAGTTGTTAAAGAGGCTAAGAAGAATCTGAATAGAATTAAAAAGACATCAGGTAGATTAAAGAACTCTATTAAATCAGATACTAAAGTCAGTAAGAACTCTCTTGAAATCAACTTTGAAATGTTGGATTATGGGAAATATGTAGATGCAGGTGTTGATGGAAAGAAAAAGAAATATGGTAAAAGAAAGTTTGGATTAGATACACATAAATATACAACTAAGATGCCTCCACCTAAATCTCTAGATAAATGGATAGTTAAAAAAGGGTTAGCACCAAGAGATAAGGGTAAGTTCAAAGGAAGATCTATTAAATCAGTTGGGTTTAAGAAATCAATATCATTTTTAATAGCAAGATCTATATTTATGAAAGGTCTAGAACCAACTTACTTCTTTGCAAGTGCATTTGATAAAGCATACAAGAAGCTACCAAAAGAATTTATAGAAAAATATGAATTAGATATAGATACATTTTTAAAACACACCTTAACCAAATAACATGGCAGTATACCTAGCAAGACTTAGATCACCTTTTTTCATTGAAGAAACTTCAACAGCAACTACTGTGGGATCAGCAGATCTTACAATTACAATAGCATCAACAGATGTTTATATAATTTCAAAAGATACTGTAAGCAAGAAGTTAACAATAGAAGTAGCAGAACTTATAAGAGACTATTTAGATCCAGTTTGGGATGGTGTGTTTCCTTATTCAACAGCAGTTAAAACAAGTCAAACAGTTCATGCAGAATTAAAGATAGAGTTTTATGCAAATGATAAAGCTACAAGAGCTGCAAACTCATTAGCAGGAAATCCTGATACACCAATAGGAGGTCAGACAGTTAATCATGACCTGTATGGATTTGATGCATACTCAGAATATCTAGAAGGCTATAATCATCAATTATCAAATGGCCAATTATTACAATCTGCAACTACAATGTATCTACCTGAAACAGGAGATGCATATATTCCACATGAAGAAACATCTGCTAGTACTTATGGTGTAGCATATCACACAGTAGCTCCATCAGATACAAGTGTAACTGTAGGTGGAATTGCAATAACAATAGAAAGGATCTGTGAACCAGTTTTTGATATTGTAAAAGTAATCTTCATGAATAAGTTTGGAGCATTACAAGAATTTCATTTCAATAAAAAGAACATACTAACATTAGGAACAACACAGGAGAATTATGAATCCATGTTAATGGGATCTCAATTAGACTATCTTTCAGGAAACCTACCACATCAAAAATACACATACAACAAACAAGCAAAAGAAACAATAGTGCTAAATACTGGATATGTAGATGAGAATCAATTTGAAACCATTAAACAACTGATGCTATCAGAACAAGTGTGGGCCAAAATAGGTACAACTGTTTATCCTGTAAATGTAAACACAAGTTCACTTACTAAAAAGACAAAGGTTAATGATAAGCTAGTAAATTATCAACTTGAATTTGAGTTTGCATATGATGTGATTAATAGTGTTAGATAATGAGCAAATTTCAGTTATACATAGGAGAGCAAAGAGTAGAGTTATTTAAAGATGAAGCTGTTAGTTTAACAGAAACCATACAAGACATTAGAGATGTCTCAAAGGTATTCACAGATTTTACTAAACCATTTACACTACCTGCAAGTGATGCAAACAACAAGATCTTTAAGCATTACTACAAATTCAATTTAGTACAAGGGTATACATTTGATGCAAGAAAGAAAATCAATGCAAGAATAGAACTAAATACAGTTCCTTATAAAGATGGCAAGATCAGATTAGAAGGAGTAGATCTAGAGAATGGTAAACCAAAAGCATATAGAGTTACCTTTTTTGGAAACACAGTTAATCTAAAAGATGTATTAGGAGAAGATCAGATAAGTGGGTTAACATGGTTATCAAACTTCAATACTGTTTATTCTGCAAATGAAATAAACACAGTAATGACAACTTCAACTGGTTTTTCAAAAACAGTAGATTCTGTAGCTTATAGTAAAGCTCTAATAGTTCCTTTAATATCAAACACACAAAGGTTGTATTATAATTCAACTAATAGAATACCTTATACAAATACAGATGGTACTGTAAATTCTGACTTAGGTGGAAACCTATATCCTACAGATGATGGATCAGGATCAACAACAACTGATGATATACATGGTGTTTTTTATGAAGATCTTACATATGCAATACAAGTTCATTTAATAGTAAAAGCAATAGAAGAACAATATGATGAGCTTACATTTAGTGATGATTTTCTAGATCTAACAAATGGGCCTGATACTTATAAGAAACTATACATGTTATGTCAAAAGAAAGAAGGGAGAGTTTTTGATGATATGCTAATAGGTGAGAAACTAATAAGTGGCTTTCCAACAACAGCAAACAACAATATAGTAGTAAATGATTCAGCAGTTAGAATATTCAATCTAAATCCTAGTCAATCAGTATATGGAGTATGGACATTAGGAACACTAAATGGCTATCCAACATTTACAGCAGTATTAAGAGAAGGATCAGAAGAAGTACTAAGGAAAGAGTTTACAGGAGGAACAAATACTACTGCAACTTTATCATTTCAACTAACAAATACAAGTCAAGGTTACACATTAACAGTAGAATCAGCATCAGCTTTTGATATTGATAGTGTTACATTTGATGGTACAACACCTAATGGTAATACAATAAGTCCACAAATAACTACAACTACAGCAGTATCTGTAGAAAAAGAGTTTATTGTTCAACAACATTTACCTAATATAAAGGTTATAGACTTCTTAACTGGTTTATTTTCCATGTATAATCTAACAGCTTATGAGCAAGATGGGATTATTCATATCAAAACATTAGACAGCTTTTATAATGGAGGTACATTAAGAGATATAACAGAGTTTGTAGATCCACAAACAGCAACAATTAACAAAGCTCTACCATATAGAGAGATAGAATTTAAGTATAAAGGAACAGAAACAACACTAGCTAAACAGCATTTTGAAACAAATGGAGTAGAATGGGGAGCTGCTAAATATGTAGAAACAGGAGATCTGAATAGTAATAATGATAGGTTTAATATTGAAGCACCTTTTGCACATTTAAAATTTGAAAGAATAAACAGCACACTTACAGATATACAATGGGGGTTTATGGCTAATGAAAAGAATGAACCATTTTACAAAAATCCAGTTTTATTTATTGGTGATTTTGTAACATTAGAATCAACAAGCTCATTTAGATTTTTAAATGGAACTACAACAGTTGGTGAAATATCAGATGTTACAGAATATTGGATGCCTTCTAATACAGCAGAAAGAGATTCAACAGTAAGCAAAGAAAGTATACATTTTGATTTAGAATTATCAGAATGGGATTTTACATCTTCATTTACAGAGACTTTATTTAACAAATATCATAGATCTTATATTTCAGGTATATTTAATTCAGCTAAAAGACTTACAAACATATCTGCAAGGTTACCTAAGAAGTTTATGCTTAACTATACATTAGCAGATACAGTAATTATAAATCAAGATAAGTATAAAATAAACAGCATTACTACAGATCTATTATCAGGAAAAAGTAAATTAGAATTGTTAAATGAAACAGTAAATGATTCAACAATAACACAAGATGAAACAGGAGGAGGAGAAGGACAGCCAAGTGGAACACCTCTTACAAATGTTTTGACATTATATGAATGTGATTCACCAAATGCTACATATGAATCATCAACTACATTAGCAGATTTAAATTTATCTAATAACACTAGAGTTCAGGATTCATCAGGAGATACATATAGAGTAACAGGTAACAATGTTCCAAACACACATACTGCAAAAACTGTAACATCTATGAACCTAACTGGTTGTGCAGGAACACCACCTCCACCACCTACAAATTACTATGGTTTAGAAAAGTGTAGTGATAATACTACAAACTATAGGACATCAACTGCTGTAGGTAATCCAACATATGCAATAACTCAACAAGTTTTTGATTCAGGTAGTGTAAAATATATAGTTAGAAATGCATCAGCACTAGATACAGTACCTAGTGTTACAATATCATCAACACCTAGTCCTGCTCAATTAACATGTTCAGGTAATACAACAACTAATTACTATTCATTAACACCATGTTGTAGTGGTACAGTTTTATATGGGTTTAGTAATAGTAACAGTTTATCAGGAGTAAGAGTTTATAACAATCAGAGTTACACACTTGCATCTAGTAATACAAGTGGTACTATTAATATTGATAGCTTATCAGCAGGTTCTTGTTCTACATATTACTATACATTAAACAG